AATAACCAGGCTACCGGGAGGCATAGAGCAGTACACAGCAGGAGCAAATATTGTAAACTGTGTAGCTGACGCTCCCCTAGAAACGATGTTCGTTGCAATCAAATCCGAGGTTAATTACAACGCCTATGTCGAACTAAGAGCAGCAGGTAATTGTAATGGTCCGAGCCTCTATGCAACAGGCTTCGGAATGCCTCCTTATTCAACAGTGCAGATGCAACCCAACGCAGTAGAGAAAAAAGCTTATTGCTTGCATCTTAACACACCAGGACATAGAAGTAGGCTGGTTACAGAGGCGAATCAGCTAATTCTAATTACAGACGGCATTACACCAGGAACGTTAGACAATCATATTCCCCTACAGAATTATAAGATTTTGCCAGGGTTGGAGATTGTTAATTTTTCGTTTGTTAACAACTTGCCCGTTGCGGCTAGCCTCTTGCTTAAGAACTGCCAAACGGGAGCAATCTTATTTCAGACACCTACGGTAGGCGTAGGAGCAGGGCAAACCTATCAGTTTGCGAATATCGAAGCAGCAGAATATTGTTTGGAATTCATAGCTACAGGCATGACAGGACGTAGTAATGTGGCTCAATTGTTAAACTCAAATGGGCAGGTTATTACGCAAACGAACGGCCAAGTTTCGGGTAAGTTTCCCGGTTTCGTACCTGGAAATACGATATTAACAGCATCAGAAGCAGGAACGGTAGTACTTAACGACTTACGGGTTGCTGAGTCTACATCGAGTCGGTATAATGCGAATGGAAATCAGGAAATAGTAATATTCCTGACAAGTACGCAAATTAGCAATATTGGACCGTTCAATTTTGAAATCGTTAACGCAAACAATGGCGTTACGTTGGCATCTGTTACTAACGTTGCCTATAATAACACAAACGGCTATATATTCACTATGCCTACTCCTTTTGTCGGTCCGGCTATTGTTAAGGCAACCGCAACCAAGGGAACCACCCAGACGGGCGACGATTGGCAAGCGATTGAAAGACCGATAACGCTTGCACCTAATCAAAGCAACTACGTATCAAAAATTGCAATTCGCTATGACGGCATAGAAAGCCAGTCGGGACGGCAAATGGCAAGCCTTTTGGTGAATTCTAGCTATTCGGGGACTAGCTACAAATGGGATGGATTCAGCGCGTTTTTTGATTCGATGATTCCGACGAATGATTATCCAGGTTATACACACTACATGCGACTGTTTGGAGAAGCAAGTCGATTAACGTTCGATGTGCAAAACAATGTTTTCAATATCAAACCCAAATCGGCAGCATTGGATTTCATTACGGTAACGTACCAGCGAAACGGAGATGCAGCCGGAACGCTTCGTGTTTTGTACGATCCGACAACGGATAATGGCGCGGGAGAGTGGCTAACAGATGGAGAACCTTTTTACACGGCTTAATGAAATATGATACGATTTGAACCTTATAAACGAGTGCTAAACGGGAATGTACTCGAACGAAAATTAGTCCAACGCGACTTAGAAATTTACCCAGACACAACACAGGGAGATACAGCGTTTAAGAACGTTGTAGGGCAACTGGCAAACGTCACCAATCCGCCAGCCGAGGCAACACGAGTAACAGCATTTAAGGCCGTTCCAGGGCTGTTCATCTCAAAAGGATATTTGGGTTTCACCGATATAGAAGTCGTTGAAACAGTGGACGGCTTCTATATCAGGGAAAAAATAACGGGAGGGTTGTACTTCGATGCAAGACCACGTTATTATCAAATCAACAGCGTTAATATAGGGGCTTTCCTCAATTTTGGGCCTATTAAACGGGGCGGTGTGTATATGGTCACAGTTCGACGGTATAACACGGCTAAACCGATATACGGCCACGAAACGGACCCTAATAATACGTCTGGACAGTATAATAACATGCAGATGCACGTTGTTTGGGTTATTCTGCCGGGTCCAATCGGAGAGCCTGGAACAATGCGTTGGCCTAGTCAATTCCGCCTTACCAGCCTCTACATACAAAATATTAAAGATGTTATTCCAGCATTTCAGGCAGGAGCAAACGTTTTGGCTCCTGCTTACCGTTTCGGTATAGGGGAATCAATGCAGGATTACTATAACAGGGGAGCAACACACGGTTCGCAATGGTCTGGAGAAACAGGTACTAAGCTTTTTCTAACAACGGGCATCGACATTAACGGGTTTCATGGGTTCCCGAATGTGGATAATATGGGAGAACAGGTATTTCGCGCTCTATCGAATGCAGACATAGACACTATCGTTAACACCTACATTCAAGAGGCTGGAATCTATTTTACCGATTTAGAAAAAACGGAAAATTACGGCAATCCGGCAACGTATTGGAGCATTCCCTTCGAGGATGCAACTTTGCCGAAAATGTACTATTTCCTTACTAAGATTAAGCAGAAGTTTCCTAATATGCTTTTGGGAGATTACTATAGAAATATGGTATCGAACAAAAGTTTCATCAAAGAAGGTTATCCACAGCCGTTACACGCCGACTTTCTGAATCAGTACACCAATCCAGCAAGCGCAAAAAAAGACGCTTACCGTTCATTCACCTACAACGGAAATACGGTAAGCATGACGGATGTTATTGATGTATACACCATAGACGCTTACCCTAACACGCAGTATCACGACACGGCGGATATGAACCAATTCCAGCATCAACCCTATTCAATGATTCACGATACGTTTATCTATCGGAAATTGATAGGAAATAAGCATTTACTTTGGTTTGCCTGGGATGGATCAGATAGAGAATTTGTAGGCTACAGGCTTTACCAACCTACCCAAAATGGTACGGTTTGGCGTATGCTTCGTATTCAGCCTCCCCCTTGGTTTGCAATGTTTGTCGGGTTATTTGGGACAATCCTTACACGAAAACAACTAGCCAAGGGCGGGGCGCATTGGTGGCACGATCAGTTACCGGCCTTGTCGGACCCTGAACGGGTTATACCGCAAGAATCGCAAGGCTGGGAGCCTAGCGTAGTGGGCGCGCCCTCCCCAATTCGGCCAGCCGGAGAGGGTAATTACTATCCAAGGGAATATAGATTAGCCATATTGTTTTCTAAGATTGGCGAGTATATGGCAAGTCTATTGGAAGATATTAGACTAAGTGCCACGTTTCACATTTGCCAGACAAGTACGAACGGCGGGGCTTATACTACAGATCACGGCGAAAATCAAATTTTATATACAGCCGACAATAAAGACTTAATCTGTATCGAGATTCGAGGGGACAACGATAGTGCTATTATTGCCTGTAATCCGTTTGGGGCCGATAACGTAACGCTTAACCACGTTGCCAAGGTCCGCAACGGACAAACGATAGCATTCACGACGACGGGACCAATGCCCGTTGTGAAACGTATGTCTACAAGTTCTCCAACCTTACCGACAACTCCTGATACTGTACCTAGTACGATTCCGGCAGGCGTTAAGAAGGTTGCTTATACCTACGATCCTAATACACGTGGTTTCAGTGTTAATATGGACGTTGATAACACGGCTAACGTTAAGGTTAAGGTAATACAAACGAATTCGGCGGGTTCCAACTGGCAGAGCAATATCTACAAAACGGCGGATACAGCAAACGTACTGGCAGGCTATAACCTACGGGCTAAGTTTGATCCGGCCCCCAATTTTACCAATGGGGTACAGCCTACACCAATGAGCGTAGTAATAACGTATCAGGGGGTCGAATTCACGCTATCGTTTACGCCTGCTAATACGCCTAACGATACACCTGTTTCTATTCTTCCTACGACAGGAGGAGGAGGAACGGTTGTTACACCGCCCACCCAGGGGGGCAACTCATTTGATTATGTTGTACCTACTACGCTTTCAACAGCATGGCCGATTTTCGACAACAGACAGGACAGCTTTGGTTTTGTGGTTGGCGAAAAAGCGGTACTTGATAATGGGATTGTACGGGCGGAAGTGTGGAAACGTTACGGCGGTTCAGTGGCACACGTTTCGTTTTCAGGCAGCAATTACAACCTTATCAATCAGTTCGATTTAGGCAGAGGGGCAGCCAAGGGGGACTATTTAGGTAGTCCAGAATTGAACTATTCGCAGAATGGCAAAAATCCTCATCCGTCTTGGCAAAATATGAAGTACAACCCCTTGCAGATAGGGGACACGTACCACAATCCGAGCGAAGTTGTAGAATTCTATCGGGACGATACGCTTATCTACGTAAAAACGCACATGCGTTTGTGGCCGTTAAACGGTGAATTTGCACAAGGATATATGGAAATGTGGGTACGGCTGAATGGTCGGGCGGTTGAAATCTACTATCGCACAACTTATTTCAGGTCTGACAAAACATTCTATCCGGTTGAGCAGCAAGAACACAACTGCCTAATGATAAACGGGGCAAGGCGAAACGTCGTATATTATAACGGGCCTAACCCTTATACGAATGACACAATTACGTCAACGCCTGGTTTTGAAGTGGTAAACGGGGTAGAAACCCCTAACGAGCAAACACCTTTCAACGTTTCAGAACCTTGGATGGGAGTACAGGTAGGAGATAATCAATTTATCGCGCAATATGCAGGGCATAGGGTAACTAACACACAATATGCAAGAGCAGACACGGCAGCGAGTGAATTTGAGAATCCTACAACCTATACTGCACACGTACCTATGCAGATTTTTGATTCTGACGGTGTGTACTTCAATCGCGTTGCCTTCATACTGGGGACGATTCAGGATATTAGAAATTATGTCTATACACAACCTAGAATGAGCATTCCTGATTGGAACTTCACAGCCGCGAAAGGGCGTAATTTCTGGTATGTATGGAAGGGTATAGACCAAAAAGAACCTTTTACGTCGGACGTTTGGGACGTAACATTTAATAACAATGAAGGTAAAATTGTAAGTCCTGTTTTCTCGTTTAGAGCAGCCGATTTTAACCGCCTAAAAATACGAATGGCTTATACAGGTTCCCGGCCAAAATTAAATCTTATGTGGCTGTTAGATGGACAAAAAGAGGCAGGGCTTAAAGCCGAATTACCACAGCAGGAACAGACCCGTTTTCCAAGAGGTTCAAGGGCAAGTAGTGTTTATGACGCTCAAAACATTCAGTTTGATGTTATAGGCGACGGTGAAGAAAGGGTTTATACTATCCCTCTCAGTGGTACGCAATGGAAGGGTATAATACAGCAATTTGAAGTAGGTTATTACTATCAATGGGAAGGCATTAACCCAGGCGAAAACTTACGTATTCGTGATATTTGGGGAGAATTTGAAGGGTCCATAGGTGTTTAGGCGGTAAATTCATACGTTTATAAAGGCCGTTCCACGTGGAACGGCCTTTATTTTTTCGCTAAGGTTTATCTTTCACGTAGTTAGACAGCTAAAGGATATTTCTATGAAAGATTACGTACCTTGTTCAGGGAGTTGTACCTACGAACTACCTGCACATACAGTTTCAGATTGCGAAGTACAGAACGACGAAAAAATCACTGAATTGCGATTCGGCTACAATGGCAAACCATTAACAAGCGCAACGCCTGTACCAGGTGCAAACTTTGCGACGCAAACAACAGCCAGAGCAGAAGAGTGGGCAGACCGATTAGATAACAGCTCAGATCGTACTACGATGCCCGATGCAATTCGTTTCCTGAAAGTGCCTGATTTCTTGTTACCTCCCGTTGACCAGGCAACGAAAACAACCCAATCTGGGCGACTTATCGGAGCCGCAAAAACAGGACGGACGGTAGAAGGAGTTATTGATGATGATTCAGACGCTATGTACGAATTGTTATCAAACTACGTACAATGTCCAAAAACGATTTTGTTTTGGTTTGTTTCAGGGGGACACGTTTACGGAGGTAAAACAGGCTTTGAAGCAACTGTACTTGCCAGCTACAAAATCAATGACGATAACGTTTCCCACAGTTGGGCCGTTAGGATCAGCTTTACACAACGAGGTGGCACGCTTTTACGCGATCCTCTTCTAGTTTAATTTGCCATAAAAAAAGGGGAGTGCATAATAATAGGGGCTTATGGTCCCTATTATTTTATATCGAAACTGAACTTATGAAAGAGCATTTTATAAAGCTTGGAGAATGGATACAAGACCAGTTAAAGGTACATGGTGTATGGCTTTTTTGGGGGGCTTTTGGATCAGCGTTCGCGGTCTTATGGCCTAGAAATAAGAAACTTAAAACTGTTATTCCGATTTGGCATTACATTGTAAAGTTTTTCGTTGGAGTCGTTACCACACTTGTAGGAGGAGACTATTTTGCACAGAAAAGCGGATTCCCGCCAGCATTGGCAGGATTTATTTTAGGCATATGTGCGTATGGATTTTGTGGCTTTCTAATCCGCAGTTCGGAGAATCCAGTTAAGTTGTATAAAGACATTAAAACCTTAAGAGAGGACAAAGACGATGATTCAGAATGAGGAACTTTTTACAAAGCCCCTTTTTTGGGTGGCTCAGGCAGGATTTATTTTAACAGCGTTAAGTGGTTTATTACTTGTATTTGTGTATAACCGACATGGCAGGAAAGCAAAACCGCTTTATTATTATTTGCCGATTTTTATTGTAAGTCTGGGAGCAGGATACTTGGTTGGGGAGCCTTTTTTGTTCCCTGATGATTGTCTTACCAGTGACGCCCGTTTTGCGTGGTCGGCAGCAGTTGGCGTAATGCTTACTGTATTTTTCTTCTATGCGCTGTATGGAAAACCGGGACATACGGCAATTTGGGATAGATTAGTGACGAATAGTACAATTATTTTTGGGATAGGCTTAGTAATTGGTTTGGCTATAATGGGTTTCCTTGGGTTTCGATTGGCCTTATATCGTTCTACGCAGATGGAAGAACGATACATAATGTTAGAAAATAAACGAATTCGCATTGGTCCTGAAATACAGCGAGAATTAGCCAGAACGCTAAAACTCATTAAATCAGATAGCATTACGATTTCTAAGCAAACTCAGGAAATAAAGGCATTACAAGTAGAATCGATTAGAAATCAACAGGAGCTAAAAGAGTTAGGGCAAGCCAACAGACGATTGCTTATACAAATGCAAAACATTCTACAGCGCGTAGAGTACAAACAAAATAAAAATGATAACTGAAAAAGTCCTTCTTTGCTTGGGTGTAAAACCTGAAATAGCAAAGGTTTTTATCGAACCTCTACAACGTCATTTGCCAGCTTTTGAGATAACAACAGACTTGCGCGTTCAGCATTTTATCGCTCAAGCATTACACGAATCGAATTATTTTAGGAGTCTACGCGAAAACCTGAATTATACGCCTATTGCTATTTTAAAAACCTTTAATAAAAAAGTAGAACGTTTTTCTAAGCTGGAAGCAGAAAAATACGGCAGAACCAAAGAGCACGCAGCAAACCAGCAAATGATTGGAAATATTGCGTATGAAAATCGGAATGGCAATAGAGATAGAAACAGTGGAGATGGTTATAAATTTCGAGGAGGCGGTATTTTTCAAGTAACGTTCCATGATAATTACGATGCCCTAAGCAAGGAAACAGGAATTGATTTTGTCAAAAACCCTGAACTAATTACTGTTCCAAATTGGGCCGTATTTTCGGCTTGTTGGTACTGGAATACCAGAAATCTAAATCAGGTTGCCGACACGGATAATACAGAAAAGGTAACGAAACTAATTAATGGAGGTTTGAATAATATAGACGAACGAAAAACATTGCTTATAAAATGTAAGCGTTATATTTGAAGGTGTTTAAATATAATGGTGGGATTGATGAAAGGAGAAGGGTTTTACCCTCCTCCTTTTTTTTATGAAAATGCAGCAGCAATTATAACTAATAGATGAATCAGCATTCCTACCGCGAAATACTGATTCAGATTAATACTATTACACAGCGCGAAGAAAATAAGCGCATTAAAGACGATTAGAGGCATTAAGGATGAAAAAACGAAGCTACTACCTATAAGAAGAGAAAAGATAACCATAGCGGTTATTAGGCTCCTAGCAGGTCGATTAATACGGATGCTTCGCTTAAGCATATAGCGTTCATAGAGCATTATTCCTAGGCTTATTATTGCCAACACAGGAAACAGAAGAAGTAAGTACATGCGAGTCTGATACATAAATGAAATCGGGGTTTAAAAAGTCTTTTCCAAAGCCTAAATAAAAATATTCTAAAAATTCTGATTGGTCTAAGCAATAATAACCAGTATTCTGGTATTGACCTGTTTCGTCAACGATTGGAAACCAAAACGAAACTAGAAAGCGTTCGTCAGGCTTTGCAGGTTCAGAGTGTATTACCGTTATAAAAGGCGGCAATCGTTCATTTCTATGTAAACCTAAAAATGGCAGAAGATTATCACAAAGTACCTGAAATTCAAGTGTTGTCAGTTCGACACAAGGGAAACGAGGAACTAACGAATATTCGATTTCTTTCATAGCCAAAAATACAAAACTCCAATAGCAGTAAAAAATATTTTACATAATTCTTGTTTCTGAGCAAATCATACCGTACTTTTGAGGTGTACTTTAAAACCTCACAAAAACATGAAAACTTTTGATTTATCCTCTATCAAAGTAAAAGAAGTAACTGCAAAACAAGTAAAATTTGCAGAATCGTTAGCAGTTAAAACAAACTCTTCACTTCCTTCAACATCGCAAATATTGAATTATTGCGAAATGGATACAATGAGAGAAATTATTGAAGAAATGAAGGCAGGTAATAAAATTTGTCTCTCTTAGTATTAAGGCTTTATTAGTTGAGCCTATAATCAACTAATCTTTTACATTAAAACCTCTTAAAAATATGAAAATGCAATTAAAAGGCAGTATCGAGATTGAAGGCGTAAACGGGGAGACTTGGTTTATTGAAGCCAATTCAAACAATGAATATCGGGTTAGTTCTTCCCTTGGCTATGATACGCTTAACGGTGATACGAATATCGCTAGTCTTGAAAAGGCAATTTCGTATACAAAGGAGCGTATTAAAGAATCCGAAAAAGAATTCAATGCCGGGAAAATAAAGCTTCGCGTAGAAAGAAGTTGGGTAGTTGATACCATTGAAAACCATGCTTCAAATCTGATAGACTTATCTATGGTGCATAGGCTTTACCCTGGGGGAGTAATCAATGAGTTAGATAGTTTTTGGGTTGACGGTAAAGGCTGGTTTAAAAACGACGAACTTGGTCATTATAGAAATGTAAAAGAGGCTATTATTAGGGCTATTCAATTAAATGCTCAAGTAATTAATTTATGTATTCTGCATGAAGGTGTAATGCGTTTCCCTGATTACCAAATTAAGGAGCTACTTACAAAAAAAGTTACCTTACCAAACGGGGTTATCCTTCAAAAATGAGTTTCCCCACTGCTCAAGAAATTACTGAAAACCTGGTTCAAGTCATTGATGAAATGAATCAGGTTTTTGGACCCTTTAACCTATCCTGTTTTTTTATCCATTTCAATGATTATTCCAGAATAGAAATAAATAGAACAGACGCTAACGAAGGGATAAACCTACGCATTCAGCAAGATTGTATTATCATTACGTATTGGATGCGTTCATGCACTACTCAGAAGTATATAGTAGAACGTTCTACATTATACTTAAACAAAAAAACTTCTTTAGATCAACAGTGTTACCCTCACATTTTAAAACTTCTACGATGAATAAAACGGTAAAGGAGAAATTAGATCACCTTACAGCCCTGGCAAACCGTCAATTTGCTAAGGTGAAAGGCTGTAAAATTGTAACAGAATACGACGAACAAAATAATTACATGGCAATTCTAACGCTTGAGCGGGAACGAAAACAGCTTAGAATTGAAATCTATGCAAGGGCGTTTCATGTGATTACTAACGAGCCTATTGATACCGGAAACGGAAAATCTGTTTTCTATTCAACAGGTGTTTATTTGTCGCAACCTCATGTTGAAATTCAAGTCGGACCGGACCCAATGACCCTTATACTTTGCTTTATGGCATGGTTAAAAATTTAAGTGAATCGATTCCTTACCTTTTTGGCTGGTATGAAGGTGAACGGGATGCACGGATAATGACTGAAAATAAGCCTAACGAAAATGGGTATACACTAGCTGTATATCATCAAATAAAAGAGAACCTATTGGCCTGTGTTTATAATGTTGCGCCTAACGATTATCAACGGGGATATGCAGATGCTTTTGACTTTGTAGCCCTTGAAAAGAATCCTGATTGGATTAACGGAGTTCCAGAAGAATACGACATTAACGACTACATCTAAAATGAAAAATCCAATTTTTAAATACACAGCAGAGGAGCGCAAAAAGTACGGCGTTTACGCTAAATTCCAGGCTCAAAAAGAGTTTAATACGGTGCATACTACCGAAGTAGTAACAAGGGAGCCAGCAGACAATTTTTTTGTCGAGCGTCTAGCAAACGGCATTAAAACAAACGTTCCTGTTCTGGCTGTTCTACACTCACCTGGGGGTTTTGAGTTTGGCTATGGAGGTTCAGGCCCGGCAGACTTAGCCCTTAACATACTGCTCTATGTTACACAAAACTTGCCCTATGCAATCTACTATCACCAACAATTTAAGTATGAATTTATAGTACCTATCGAGGGTGAGGCAGGTATTATTTACTATCAGGAGGTTTTAGAATTCCTAAAAAATAGTCCTGTAGAAGCCATTGAAACTGTGGGAGTTTAGTTATCTTTGTGTATAAATAATGAGTGCCTACGGGGTCGGAGCCGTAAGCACCCATTGAAAAGGAGGTTGATAATTCAACCTTAGCCGCTATGACTCCGACCCATAGCGGCTTTTTTATTATTATGAATAACTACATAAAGAAATTCACGAAGGGCTTTACAGCCTACCAAAACTCGCTAATTCAGAACAAAGAAATGGATTGGCAAGAACGCGGACTGCTTTTATTTCTACTGTCCTTGCCAGACAACTTTACTATCTGCAAGACGAAACTACACTACTTCACAACAGACGGGAGGGATGCAAGCGTTAATACATTCAATCGTCTTGTTAAGCTGGGATACATTAAGGTTATCGTAGAGAAGGAGGTTTACCCCTACCGAGTGAGGTACGAGATATACGATGAACCGCAAGAGGTTGAAGCCTTAGAAGAACCTATAACAGAAAATGAAGGAGAAAAAAAGGCAGATAACAGCGAAAATACACTGATTACTGAAAATCAGGAATCAGTAAATGAGGTTTCAGAAAAGCCCGTACTATTAAAAAAGAATAAAGAAATAAATAATATAAATAGCGTTAGCACTCAGCTTTCTTTTTCAGAAAGATTTAAAATCTACCAAGACGCTAACTATTCGGACACTAATTACATCGTACTCAAGACGGGGTTAGACTCAGGTATTATCATTGTGCAACACTTGTTTTTAGGTTACGTCAATACGCACCAGCAGGTAGACATTATGGGTTGGCGTAGGAATTACGAGAATGTTAGGATAGAGGATCGAGTAGTAAAGTTCTTCAAAGAAAACAATGCTCAGCACTTCAACGACTGGTCACACGTTAGAAACTCATTTAAACGATACATGAGGCAACGAGAAAAGAAATCCGACATTACACCAGTTCGGCAAAAAGAAACGCCCAAAGAGCCTGAAATGAGCCAAGAAATAAGAGAAGCGGCAAGACAAAGGGCCGCAAACCGTTTTTAACTGCTTAACCTCCTAATAATGCAAACGAAAAGTAACCATTGGTTAGAAGCTGGAATAGGCAAACTCCCGCCGTTTTCCATCGAGTCCGAAGAGATAGTACTTACCAGCATTCTTGTCATTAACTCTATTTTTGAGTTGGCAGGTGAATTATCTGCAACTCAGTTTTATAAGGAGTCTCACCAGCGTATTTATAACGCAGCTTATACCCTCTATGCGAAAAATGAACCTGTAGATATGTCTACGGTAGCTATGCAGCTACGCAAAGCAGGAGAATTAGAACTAATAGGGGGGGCGGGTTATTTGGCGCAATTGACTGAACTTGCATTAGGCAATTTCCGCTATCACGCAACAATCATTAAGGAGATGCACTACAAACGCGAGTGCATTACGATGGGCGGTAAAATCATGCAAATGGCCTACGACGATACAGTAGATGCGTTTACTGTAATGTCCTACGCTGATTCGGCAGTGATGAACAACAACTTGTTAGCCACTAACAAGAAAAAGCCCCTAACATTCTCGCAGCAAATTCTACAAACCCTAAAGGAGCATCAAACGCACGAAAAAACAGGCGGTAAAGGGATAAGCCCCGGTATTCCGTCTATGGGTAAACATTTTCGCTATGTCGAGGGAGAACTAATCGTTATAGCAGGACGCCCAGGTATGGGTAAAACGTCGGTTATGGTTAACGATTCTATTTCTCTTGCTTATGCGGGTGTGCCTGTAGCTATTTATGAATTAGAGATGAATTTTCAGGCGTTTATCGATAGAACGTTAGCCCTAATAACAGGAATACCCCTTGCAGAAATTAAGGACGGTATTTATTTACGCAGACCAGGAGACATTAAAATAGTTCAGGACAAGGCGTCAAAATTAATGGAATTGCCCTTGCAGGTTAACGATAACCCAAAATGGAATGTCCTGGAAATAACAGCCGACTTGCGACGATTGGTTAAGATGTATGGCATTAAAGTTGCCTACATCGATTACCTACAGTTAATGGAATTGATAGAAAATAAAAGCGGCAATTCCCTAAAGTCTGACCAGATTGGATTTATTACCAGAACCTTAAAGCTTACTGCAAAAGAGTTAGGTATAACCATTATTCTATTCTCCCAACTCAGTAGAAAATGCGAGGAACGCCCAGGCGATAAACGGCCAATGCTTTCTGACTTAAGAGACAGTGGAGCCATTGAACAGGATGCAGACGGCGTATTATTTCTATATCGTCCTGAATATTATAATTTTAAGCACGATAACGAAGGAAACGAGACAATTGGTTTACTCGAAATTATGATTGCAAAATTCAGAGAAGGTAAACCAGGAACAATTAAGGTCCGCTTCAACGCTGAATTTTCCGAAATAACAGAATGGTCTTCGTTCCCTCACCAATCAGACCTACAAGCCGAAATTCCATTTTAAAACCAACTTAATTATGGCAGTAGCAGTAGCATTCCCCGAAGCAAACCGAGTTTTTACACATCCTGAATGTTATAATTTGCATTCCTGGGATGGAACAGCACCCGTAGGTAATGAACCAGATTGGCCCTTAAAAATATCGTGTTGGCAACTCTCAGAGGAGGAACTAACAGAACTGCAAAAAAATGGCGGTAAGTTATGGTTAATGCAGTATAGCACACATCAACCACCTGTTAACATTCAGGTTCAAAGTCCTTTCGAGCCTACAGAAGAACAAAGCCAGGATATGCACGATAATGGATAATATAGACGATTATTCCTTACTGGATTTTGAAGGATTCCAGCCCGAACAGCCAAACGGAACCTGTGAAAGCTGCAATCAATTCGCGGTAGTTATCGAATGCGAGTTAGATAGATTTACAGAAATTCTTTGCCCAGATTTCGCAAACGAGCAAGGATTTTGTAGAAGTTGCGGAACATTTTGCGCCGGAATTGAACGATTTGATTTCGGACCTATGACGGATTTTGTGATAATTGCGCGGATCAGATAGACGATGGGATGTCAGATGAATTTGACGATGATCCAGAAGAAGCCATCTAATTGCTTCCCCTTTAGGGGTTTTGTTGGGTTGCTACTTTGATAACAACTTAGTGGCAACTCAACTTCCGATTCTAATCCAAATATTATTCTGTATTAATAAACAAATACAGAATGAGGTTAAGTCTCAAGAGCCAATATATCTTGACTTGACTGAATAATGTTCTGCTTAGTTAATGATTTGGAGAATATTATTTGGATTAGATGATATGAGATTGAATGATGTAAGTGATTGACGTAAGTGATTGAAGGTCAATGAGTATCATTACTCAATGGATTTCAACACTATTCAAATCACCTTAAAATTGGCTGTAATACATATAACTATAGCCAAGTTGCTGCATAACAGGTAATGCTGTTAGGTCTGTGTTTATGTTAAAAAAAATGCCGAAACTCCTGCATAAGGAGTCTTGTACAGCTGGTTACTGTGCAACTGATGATGGCAAACCTGAATAAAAGAGTAAAGTAAGACATCTATAAGGTCTTGCAAGTGATGTGATAACACTTAGATTTTATCATAATGTTTTTAATCAGTTGTGTGTATATGACAACGATTATTAACATGACACCTCATCCCATTCACATTGTGGATGCTGATGGTAATGTGGTTAAGACTTATCCTAAAGGAGATAGTCTGATCCGCTTATCTGCATCTACAGTGTCAGTAGGAATGATTGATGGTGTACCAACTTCTAAAACTGTATTCAGTGATCCTGTAGGATTGCCTGATTTCAGTGATGGAACATGGTACATTGTTAGTCAGCTTGTAAAGTCAGCTCTACCTAATAGAACTGATTTGCTTGTTCCTGCTGAAATGATTCGTGATGCTAATGGAAACATCTTAGGATGTAAGTCATTAGGTCTCTAATCATTAGGGATGTATATGGTGTCACAACAGAGCCTCTAACTGTTATAAAGGATGTATGTACACTTTGTATATGCTAATTAAGAGGTAAAACTGGAAAGATGCTTCTCCAGTATAAATAAGAGTCATGGTGTATGATTGGTTCATGCTAAACTAACCAATTAAACCTCTTGAAGCCTTGAGGGTAGGAACGAATAAGCTCAGTTCCAATAAGTTTAATCATCAAACAATATGACAACACTATATGAAGTGAAGGCATTATTGCATCCAGATGGTTCAGTTTATACAAAAGCAAAGAAGTATGTGCCTTTAAAAACAGAGGATATGTATAATAGAGGCTTTTTAATTTAACTTTCACCTTAAAATCAACCAATTATGATTACAAAAGAGAACTTACAAGAAATTGAGAAAATGATTCATCAGGTGCTTGACCAGCGCGAAATGATGAGCCAGAACGGAACAGGCTTAGTCTCTCCTGCAAAACCAGTAGCCCATAAAGATCATTTAGACCGGGCCGCAATGGAAATTTGCAATCATATTTCATCTTTTCAAGAAGAAGAAAGTTTTGAATTGCTGGATATGGTGCGTAAAGGGATGGCCCAACGGTGGCACGATATTAACGTAGGTGTTGGCCTAGACGCTCAGTCGCAAATAGAACGATCAGGCAGATTAGGGAAAGCACAAGAAAGGGCTTTTGGACCCTTAGATTTGCCAGTCGCAAATAATAGTAGATAGTTTATTCACGTTTAAATTTCACTTTTTGTATGTCTGAAAAACAAATAACCCTACGTAAATTCTATACCAAACCTGTGAAGGGGACGGTTATAGACTACACAGAGACAATTAATCTAGGTCAAGATGAAATTGTCAACAACGCGCATAATGTTACCTTATATCAGAAAATTCACCCTGACTTGCAACAGGCAATGGATAGGCTAATTCCGCACATGGTTATGTTAGTCGAGGAAAAAGGCGCGTATGAACTTACGCTGACGGAACATTACAAGTATGCTGCAAACCTGGTAAAAGACCGGGAAATCACCGACTATCCGTTTGGCAAGTATGAGGTATTAGGGGTAACGCTTCGCGAAGGGGGAGTATTAATGACAGGTCGAAAACGGCTAAGGAACGGGCAATCGCTCACCATTGATACCAGCTTCACGCATTACGAACAGACCCAACATTATGTTAACATGGATGCCCTACAGCAGGATATTGAAGACCTGAAAGGGGAAATTAATCGTTACATGAACGGTAAGTTTGTATTGAGCGAACAATTGAACTTAGCATTTTCGGCCAAACAGGATGCAGTAGAGGCAAAGCCAGCAGTAGAACCAACGGCCAAAACTGAAACTGTTAAAGAGGAAAAACCAAAGGCGAAACCTAAAGTTGAAGCGGCAAAAAAAGATGTGAAACAGCCAGCAACTGAAAAAGCCACTAAAACGCCTGTAAAAATGCCTCCACTAACCGGCGTTACAGCAACGGCCTAACTAGCAAATGAATAGTTCAAACCTAAACAGTCCCGGCACGGATAATGCCGGGACTGTCTTAAAAACAGGGTACGGGTTTAGTCCCTTGGTTTTATCTATTATTTCTGCATTAACCCTTGTTATAGGTATAGGAATAGGGTTTATTGTGTTCAAGCCTAAACACGCAGAAATAACGCCAGCGGCAACTATGTTGCTACAGCAGTACGAGCAATTAGCGAAAAATCACGAAGCATATCTTAAGTTGTTAGACCGAAAATATGCGTGGAACCAGAAATTCTATGAGTCCCTACCCGACGATCAAAAGAACGATTATATTCTGTCTATTGCTGATAGCCTGCTTATCGAGTCCAGGCATTCAGGCGCAAGGGCAGAACGGCCCAAATAAAAATTGCATTTGTGGAACCGAAAGAGATACCGTTTTTGCGGCCCTTAACCGAGGGTTACAGGCCCAAAGAGCATATCAAGACCTGTCCCTGAAATACGATTCTGTGAATAGTTCAATTCCTACGACAATTAATTATTACGAGGATAAACTACAGATCGCTTCAAGACAGGATCAGGATAACGCAAAGAAACTGCGAAAAGCAGAACGAAATAGAAACTTTTGGCGAGGCACAACAGTTATCAGCTTACTAATAGCGTTGGGTCTTGCCATAGCTATTTGAGGTTTTAAACGATTTTTAAAGAGTCAGCTTATCTAAGCTGACTCTTTTTTTGTCACAGTAAAAAATATTTTACCTATTTCTTGTTTTATAATAAATCATACTGTACTTTTGATACGTACTTTAAAACCTCACAAAACATGGCAACTATTAATATTCTTCCAATTGGCACAGGGATAGTACTTCGTGGAAAGCACATTTACACAATTATTAACCTGTCTAGCGACAAAACAACCTACACTGTAGAAAAGACAGGGGTTACAAGCCATTTCCCAAAAGGGGAAAAAGATTGGTTTGATGTAAGAGAAATTAATAAACAGATCGAAACAGGACGCTATACAACTATTGAGCCAAAATAATTTTCTTCTTTAAAACCTCATAAAATGAAAGCTTCACAAGTGGCTAAACCAGCCCAAAAAACGTACTCTATTAAGAGTACAACTAATCAAATACACCTGCTATACGCTGAAAATTGGCAGGAGGCACGGCGCAAGGGTCGGGAATGGTGCAAAGAGAACAATCTGAAATTTTCTTCCTGTAGACTGGTTCGTAAAGTGGTTGAATCCTTACCTCTATTTCCAGAGGAGTTACACCAACAGCGCAAAATTAAAAAGCTAACAAGCTATATCGGTAAAACGGTAATGTTTGAACATTGGGTAGACGGTAAATGGTCGGGCCAATTCTGGGGTACGCTAACCGACGTAAAAAAGGGCGGAATAGGCGTTATCAACGTCAACGGCGTAGAATACTTGGCAGAACAAAAACGGATCGTTTCGAGTGGCAAAACAACGCCTACTGAGCCTTTATCACTAGAAAATAAAAAACTTTGGAATCCTGGTAAATTTATAGATAATGAAACAAATCAATGAAATACCATTTAGCCTTTCCCTGGCTGATAGAATTATTGTAGAGTATGGTTTAGAACCTTACTATTATTTCAATTGGAGAATCAGAGGTTACATACCTGCCTTATACGTGAAAGATATTGGGCTAATTACCTTGAATGTTCGAGGGAAAGAAGTTACGAAATCCTTGTTCTATTGGAAGACACGCTTAGGCTTAAGCAACGAAGAAATTGCAATCAGCATCGATTGTAACCCTAAAACGGTGAGTAGGTTTATTCAGCAGGGTAAACCTAAGCACGTACCAAAAAAAAATCCTTTGGTTTGGGAGAGGCTAACTAATTTTCTGCAAGAGAAAATCAATGCGCGTCCAGCTTTCAAAATAATACACTATAAAAATGGGACAAACAAAAAGAAATAAACGAGAAGCAGACGAAATAATTTTAGCCTTGGATCAGGCCAAAAGCATCTATAATCATCGTTACCGTAATGGAATAGATGCAATAAATAATCCTCCCGCGACTCCTAGCGAAGAAATAGCATTAGCACAACTCATTGTTTCTATTAGAGAAAAAGAATACTTACAGTCTATTTTTCACCTTTTTTTAGATTTAATTTCAGAACCAATACAATAACATGGACTTTCACAATCCCGAAGACATTCTAGAAGTAAAAGCCGTCAAGGTGCTGATTTACGGCGCGCCAGGCGTTAGAAAAAGTACTTATGCCATGTCCGCAGCCAATCCGGTAGTTTTCGATTGGGACAAAGGAATCAGGCGCGTTTCGGCTAAATATCGGTCAAAATACGCAGTACCTAAAGATTGGGTAGACGCTGTTACTACGCTTTCTAACGTCGATTTTAGCAATTTCAAAACGATTGTTACAGACACTATTGGAGCCTCCTTAGATGTGCTAACCGAGCATATTAAGAAAACGTTGGGCCTTAAGCAGGCAGACGGTAGCCTTACCACAAAAGGATACGGGGCATTAAAAAGCATTTGGAAACAAGGCTATTTCAATAGCCTGGAATCCCTAGAAATGGATTTAGTTTTTGTGGCTCACCAATCGGAGGAACGCGTTACAAAGGGCAAAGAAGAAACCGTATTCTTGCGGCCTGACATTGTAGGAGGCACATTAAAAGAAGTGCTAAAAACAATGGACCTAGTAGGTTACATGGACTATGTACAGGGCCGTCCTACTATTTCTTTTAGTCCGAAAGATGGAGTATTCTTTGCCAAAAATTCGGCCAAACTTCCTGACCTGATTTTTATTGATGAAATGTCATTGGCTCAGGTAATCGAACGTTTCAAACAAGCGGTTAACGAGGACAGCACTACCTATCAAGCTTATCAGGAGCAAATGAATACAATCTATACGCTCCTGGATACAGCCACAGATGCAAAAACGCTTAATAATCTGGTTCGACACTGTGTTTCTATTACTGAAAGTAAGGGCTGGATATATTCGGCAAACGTTGAAGCGAAAGAATTAATTAAGGAAAAAGGGGTAGAACTAGGACTAGACCGCGAAAAGAACGGCTTCTATAAGGAACCTGTAGAGGAGCAAGCACCAGAAGAACAGGCGAACGAAGTTACAGAGCCAGAAACAGCAGAAAATAACACATCGGAGCCAGATGCAGAATATCAGGTCGCGTATGTAGCAGAAGCCCCTAAAGAGGAAGCCAAACCAGCAAAACGAGGAACTAAAACTACTCCAAATCTTAAGCAAGATGCAGCCAAATAGTAAGACCAAACTACAGGATGTAATGTCCTTTATAGGGGAACCAGGCGCACCCCTCTTTAACATCCCTGAAAGCCGCCAAGAGGCTTTTATCCTGTACATGAATAAGCTATTGATTCAGTTAGACGAAAAAGCAAAAAAAGAGAAGGAAAACACAGGTACAAGCTTTGGTAAACAGCAGGGTTGGCAGTGGATCATCGAGCAATTTGATACGCGATATAACGGGTTTACTCCCCTTGAATTGCTAACCATGATTCATCTTATCACCTACGAGGTTGCGTATCGAGAAGGGTTTGACGATGGGCATAAGGAGGCAAAAGGTATTTTGTTGCAAGATGCTATACAGAGTATGAATAAGCCTAGAATCATTACTGAATCTGGCGGTTTTAATCCTAGCAGACAATAATTTATTTTTTTGTAACCCCAAATTAAGGGGTTACAAATTTACAATTATGAGAAAAAATAAGCACTTCGTACTTTTTGTTTTGCTTGTAAATATTGCAATGCAAATTCAAGGGCTATTCATTGGTATTTATATTGGCGTTAATCAGACATTAGACGTACCATCACACATGACTATCCTTTTTGCCGTTCTCCTGTTCCTAACGATTTTTCTTAGAAAATATATTGGTGTATGACAATTAGCTTATACCCTACCCTCCTGAACTACTGGCAGGACTTTTGCAACCAAAAAGGTTATGAAAAACAGGGTGAAGAAATCTTATTCATCCCTGACGAACAAGCGATGTTAGACAAGATTAACCGCAAGGATCGAGTTACGACAGAAGCTATGCAGCGCGGTATCGATTTCGAGGATTACGTACTAGGCCGCAAACCTTGCCCTTCTGGACCTATCGAAATGCCCGTAAGAATCGCTAAGGAAATATTGCCAAAGCGCGGATTTGATAACAAGCTAACGCATGGCATTTACCGGATGGGTGAACTAGAT